ATTTTCGTAGGTAGATGCAGTATTTACTCATGTTGCATCTCCAATACTGGCTGCTCAGCCTCTCTGATTTTTCTTGGGTTTGGCACTTTAGACCTAATACCGTCAACGTGTTCATATAAGTCCGGTTTAATGGGAGAACGCATGGGGTCGAGAATAAAATCGATTCCCTCTCTTCGAGCCAACTTAGCCGCCGGTACGAAGTCACTGTCGCCTGATATCAGAATGATCTGGTCTACCTGCTGCTTAAATGCCAACGATGAAATATCTATGCCTATTTTCATGTCGACTCCTTTTTGGGTAATCTGCAGGGAAAAGTCAGCTTCCGTCAGTTCATCAACGGTCATAGCTTTGCTGCAAAGTTTTTTTATTATCTCATATCTTATTGAATATGTAGCTTGTTCCTCTGCCAGTTTACCCATTCGCATGCAAAATTTACGCTTATGGGTAAGCTCAGATATGAATTCGTTCATCCATTTGTACATATCAGAACGTCCGAAATCTATCTGCTTTCCCAATAAAGGATGATACAGCTTTTTTGCCATAGGCGGGCAGTCGTAGTAGAATATTCTGTATAATTCACGCTGTTCTCTTTTGTCTTTAAGATGTGAACGGCAATAGCGTTCAAGTTCGTTTGCGCGTTCCTTGGCTGTTTTTTCGCCAAAAAGATGATATGCTCTTTGGCGGTAGAATCCACCATCGACAAGTATAGCGACTTTAACCATAATACACATCCTCCTTGATAATAAAAAAGCCTTTAGGTTCGGCACAACCCTTATAGTGGGCGGCTTACTGCTAAAGGCATATTAACAATTGTAACCGTGTTACAATTATATTATATGATACTTTAGCTAAAATTTCAACCCTTGAGAGATAAATTTGTTACTATTGACAAAACAAACTATTGTAAACAATTGATTGCTTGTGCATAATTACCATATTGCTTTTGGGGTCATTTTGGCAGGAAATCATCATCTTCCTTCAAACTTGGTACGAGTAAAGATATATCAGTAGAATCGCGTTCCAATCTATTTTTCCGTGCTTTGATATTACATGGTTTTAAATTGTTCAGCTTTTTAAATGTCTCAAAGTGTTTGCAATTTTCACAAATTTTTGTGTCATAAAGCTCTTCGGCATTTCTAGTTTCATTACATTCTTGACATTTTTTCATATGACATTCCTTTCTTCGTAATCGAGTCTAATTGTTTAAGATTTTTCCTAAGTCTGGATTATATGTTGAAATAGCTTTGGCAATGGCTGTTCGTTCATAAGAAATCAATATGAGCCTCATTGGGCTATAAAAGAGATATATTTGCTTAATTGCAAATATAATAAGCCATGAGAATAAAACAAAAATAGATAGCCAAACTGTAATGATCCCAAATTGAAGAGTAAGTACAAAGGTAAAGGTAATAGGATTTTGAATCACTGAAGAATAGTCAATTGTATCTATCTTTTTTATCAATGAAAAGTAAGTAATATTATTTTTGTCTGGTGTTTGAAGAATTGAAAATATTAGTGTGATAAATACTGATATAACTACAGAGGTTATTATTGAAAAAGAAATATTAGATTTATAGTTTAGCTTATTATATCTTTTCATTAAGTAATTTACTTTTTTTGATTTTTCATCTACGGATATTCCTTTCTTATTACTGTACATAGAATAAAATGAATTAATATACTTAAACGTGAATTTAATTGTAAGGTATGTATTTTGGGTGTATTTATAATAGTGATTATAACATTTATATGGTTTGCATTTTCCTATAAAAGCTTTTTTATTTTTTGATTGAAATGAAGGTATATTTATAATATTATTTTTATTTTTGGACATTATGATTTCTCCATATGATACATAGATTCAATGCTTTTGATGTCATCACAAAATGATCTTAGGTCATCGAACGTCATGACGATCACTCTGTTTTCTTGAGCAGAGATCAGTTTTTGGCTCTGTGTTTCTCCATTGACTATAACTGCCGAAATGTTCCACCAAGAGTTCTGCCCGAACGTTCCCGCGTGTTTATGAATGTATTCTTTTACAGCGGCTTGATTTCTTCCTAATATGCAGAAATTCAGTCCATACAGAGTGTTGTCTTCTGCACTATATGGTACGAAATCGTATTCAGACAATACGCTTTTATATTCATTGTGATTCATGGCAATAAAATACATATGCTTACATGGCAATCCACGCTTTCTGAAATCCGGACAGCTGCAGCCGTTTCCGCAGGTAAGATAAATCTTACAGCTGCTGCCTCTGATAATTCCGGTTGTTGTGTTCGGGCTGTATTTGCGGAGTTGTATTCCATTATAGCTATCGGAGGCTCTTTTTATCCTGTCGAGCTGTTCGGGAATAGTGTGTATGGTTGGATTCCAATTTGTCCAACCGATTTTTCTAAAATCTTCGGTCATCATTTCAGCTATATGATTATAAACATCATTTTGCAAGCGATTTCTCTCAGAAGGAGTCATTTTAGCAATGTCGCTGTCTGTAATTTCCGAAAGATTTTTGGTGCGTAGTTTAGTTGTGACCTTGGTTTTATTGGCTAGTATTAGTGCAATTCCAATAGGAATAAAAATCAGAAGTATTATAATGCCTATGGTTACGAACGAGATGAAATTGCTAACGTCATTTGGTGACATCAAAAATCTCCTAAGTAAAATGATATTTTGTAACAAAACTAATGTAAATGCAAGAAAAATATGCTATAATCATATCAGCATTACCGGTAGTGACTTTTTGGAAAGGAGAAACCAATCGTGGATAACAATATGGAATCCTTCGAAAAGCAGAGCGTCGAACTTTCGGAAGACATTTTACAGTTTACCGAAATGTTCTCTCAACTGTCACCGGAAGCTAAAGATGCAATGTTAGAAATTCTACGGCTGCTTAACAGCGAAGAATAATCTCATTATCCCGTTGCCGAAAGGTAGCGGGATATTTCTATTCATCGTCCGCAAAAGTTTTGATTATCTTCAAAACCTGTTTTCGTTTTTCGCTTGTCAGACTTGAAAATAGCTTGATTGCTTCTTCAAGCTGAGGGTCGATATCAGAGTGAATGCTTTGCGGATTATCCGTATTACCTAGCAAATAATCGGCTGAAACATTAAAGTATTCTGCAAAATTTCCAGCGTATTTTTTGAAACTGCTTTTGTTCCTGCCATTTTTCCAATCATAAATTATAGATCTTGGAAGCCCCATAGCTTTTTCAAGTTCTTGATCCGTTTTCCCGCTTTTTTCGATTAGTGGTAAAAAACGTTCTGCAAATAGATTCATAAATAATATTCCTTTCTATCAACTTTCGAGATGAAATTGCTAACGTCATTTGGTGACATCAAAAATCTCCTAAGTAAAATGATATTTTGTAACAAAACTAATGCTATTCGACAAAAAATGTGCTATAATCATATCAGCATTACCGGTAGTGACTTTTTTTGAAAGGAGCATATTGACACTCATGCTTGACCACAAATCCGAAGAGGACTATATGGATATAAGCGGGTTGAACGATTTGGAGAAAGCCATTCTCTTTGATTTTCAACTGCTTTCAGAAGATGAACAAAAATCAATTTTAGAGTTCATCTTGTCACTGCTTGGAAAGTAACTGATTATTTTACCCGTTGCCTTTTGGCGGCGGGTTTTTCTTTATGCTTAAAATCCCTTTGATTTGAGCTAAAACGAGTTCCTGATGTTCAGTGGAGAGCTGATTAATTAGGCTGAGAAGTTCATTGTTGACCTCTGTAGTCCTAATATGGGATTGGGGATTATCGGTTCGCCCCAAAAGATAATCTACTGAGCAATCTAGGTAATCAGCAATTTTGGCTATTGCCTCAAGGTTTGGTGCGGATTTTCCACTTTTCCAATCGCTTATGTTTCCAGTTGAAATTCCAGTAGCTTTGGATATTTGATTAGCCATTCCTCGCTTTTCGAGAATTTTCATTAAGATTGGTACTTTTACAACATTTTTTTCAGACATAGTAAATCCTCCTTGACAACTCTCGCGTTTGCGAGTATAATGTAAATAACACGGAACCCTACGTGAACTATTGGTAGCCGTAATTGGCAGAATGGAGAAAACAGTATGAGTATGAATGAATCAGTGAAAAGAACTAATGCAGCACCTCTTGTAGAGATACGCTCAAATGGCAGTGGAACAACGGTTTATATCGATGGAAAAGAAATAGAACTTGTAGAGTCTGTTTCGTTCGAGTTTGACCCCATGAGAAATTTAAATCCCATCTTGACGCTCAGAATAAGAGCCTGCAATTTCTGCATAACCACCAACACTATACCCAACCTCCCTGCTCCGTGGGCAGAGTTTTATGAATTTAAGCCCAAGTATAAAGACCTGATATTAATTGATTGATTAGCTAGTCAATCATTAGAATGATCCTTTTTCTTTTGGCATACTGTTAAGGATTGACCAACAGGGTATTCCTTTGGCAAAGTACACAGATATTGATAGCAGTATGGGTAATCGCAATCATATCCGATTATTGTATCATCGGTCAGTGATTTCAGATGAATTACTACAGCTCTTTCTGTTTGAATCGTTTTACAAAAACAAGTCGTGCCCGTGCCTAACATATCGCACCTTCTTTCACAATCAATATAACGCCTGATATGGCAGAATGGAGAAGTAAATTATGAACACTAAAGCCCAAATCGACGAATCTGTTAAGTCTTCAATCAACGAGATTATTAAAAATCTCTCAAGCAAAGTTGATGAAAAGACAAAAGAAGATTCTTGTGATCCTGAAACCCTTGTATTGTACACCAAAGCGCTTATGAACAGTCTTTGCGCAGCTCAGAGGTTTGACTTTGTCACTGGAAAGTACGGTGAAATTATCGACATAGATACAGAGCGTATGCTTAAGCGAACAGTTGGTAATATAACGGAGTTAGTTCTCAAAACTTGTGTGAGCAACCAGAACGTTGATGATCTGCTGAACTTTATTAGACTGCTGGACTTAACCATGCTGGCCTGGAAAAGACTCTACAGCTTTGGAGAATACAATCCCTATGTTTGATTGTTAATCCGGAATTTTGTCCCATTTCCCCAAGCCATCCGGAATAATATTTGATTTTGAGCCTTTGAGAGAGTCAATAGTGTCAATACCGCTGCTCTGAGTATAAACATCATCGGCTGCTGCTTCGGGAGTAGGATAGAACCCTCCACATTCATCGCCCAGCCATAAGGCATATTTTTTCACATTGCGATCAAACTTGATTTCAATCTTTCCAATAGGACTATCGTAAATCCACATAATTTTTCTCCTAGCCGCCCTTCGGGGCGGCATTTGTTGTTTTTCAACAAATGCCATTGCTATAATTTGTTGTAATATGCCAAATCTCGCAAAAACGAATATATTTCACTTGACAATGTTCGCACTTGCGAGTATAATATAAGCAAGGTTAAAGAACTTAACCACATTATAACACATAGGATAGGTTATGTCAATAGATGTAATCTGTAAATTGCGCAAGAGACAAGGTGGTGAGAAAATGACAATTACGATGAGCGGCAAAACAATAGGCGAAAACATCAAGCTGGCGAGAATGCAGGCGGGTATCAGCCGGGCTAAGCTCGCCGAGGAACTCTGTGTTTCGGAGGTCATGGTGTACAAGTATGAGACTGATTCAGCAAACGTACACCCGCGCAAGCTTAAGAAGATTGCAGAGGTCTGCGGTGTATCGGTCGAGGAGCTTACGGCGATAGGCGCTTGATACAACAGTTTTTTCGTAAACCGTAATGTATTTAAGGAAGGAGGTGAACCAACATGTTTACAAACAGAACCCCCGACGGCAGAAACAACATCTGCGGCATAAAGGTCAAGGAACTCCGCAAGGGATTAAGAATCTCGCAGCACGAACTTTCCAACAGACTTATCGTTAACGGTCTGGACATCGACAAGAACGCTGTACAGCGTATCGAGTCCGGGCAGAGATTTGTAACGGACATTGAGATAATCTACCTCGCAAAGGTACTCAATATTTCCGTTGAAGAACTTATCAGGAGGTAAAACCAGTGCTGACAACAGCAGAACTGAACAACAAGCTCAATGAGCTTACAATTGAATACCGCAAGGTAGTTGATACCGGAAACACGACAGAGATCCTGCGCTGGGTGCTTTCGACAGCCGAATTCATCAGAGAGATGTATGAGGAAGCAATATCAGCAAAGGGAATGACAGAGAATGAGCGCGAGGCTTTCACGCTTGCGAACTGCGCAAGCGACCTTAACCGCAAAACAATAAAGGCGCTACTAATAGACCGCCTTTCGAAGGAGGCAGCACAGAAATGAACAAGAACGAGGACAAGCAGAAGGCGCTTGCAGCACTTGCTGAGGCGCTCAAATACACACGTGTAGGATCTGTAATCACATCAATCGAGGTATCCGATTCGGGCGATGCCGCGCTGGTGTATCACAAGTCCGGCGATGGTACCATTAAGGCGATGAGCGTCAACATCATCGGTGACAGCGCCCTGGGAGCAATAATGGACGTCTGCAAGGCGCTTTCAAACTGATAAGAGGCAAGCAAGTGAACAAGCCCCAATGTCATACAATGAACGGAGGTGATTATTATGGCACGACCGACCCCGAAAGAAATACTGGAACTCAAGCCGCATATCGTCGAGCACGTCTACGATGAGAACGGAAAAGAGATCGGGTGGATAGCAGACAACTTCGTCGTTCAGACGCAGAAAGAGGTTGATGATATTCTCAAGGAACTCGGCAGGATCTGGGGCGAATCGTGCGCCCGCAAAGCCCGCGAAAAGCAGCTTGCCTCAAAGTCCTGACATTACGGCAAGCCATAAGAAAGGAGAAATTATGCCTAACTATTTTGGAAAGCAAAGGCTCGTTCGAATCCTTTACAATTATCTGGAGTGGACAGCTCCGGAGAAACTCGCAGAACTTAAGCGCGAACTCAAAGAAGCAGGCGAATACAGAAAGTACGAAATAAAGTACACGAAGCGCCGGGGCGACGAGTGGCTTAAGGCTCATATTTACTTTGATCGTATCGAATATCGCTTTGAGATGCATGCTTGGGGGAAAGAATCCAAGCGCGTTACCCTCATCGAAAAGAAAGTCATTGGCGACTACGACGACGAGAGCATTACGCAAACTTTTGCCGGAACCGCCCACTATGACGAGAACTTTAACCCGGTGGATACAGACACATCACATTGCAGTGATTTGCTGGCTTTGCAATCGATTGCAAAAGTTGGACAAGCCTCGTAGCAGCATAAGGACGGTGAACAAGATGAGGAAAAACAAAAGGCGCACAAGGGTCGAAACAGTACTCAAGTACGCGATAATCACGATGTGCGGATTGATCCTCTTCACGCTGGCGAACGATTCCGCAAATGCCGAACGCATATCCAACAGCGTGGGTGGCGAGGCAGTGTTCGTTCTTCTGCCGGTGCTGTGGTGGGTCATTGAAAGGACAATAAAGGATTCGGTTGCGGAAGCCAGGAAAGCCAAGCGCAACAGAAATGAGAGGACATGGCGATGAGCGAGAAGAAAACGCTGCACAATGTGTGGCTCATACAGGACAAGGTTCCAATTGATGAGTCGGCGGACAATGTTCCGGTCGATGATCCTGATGACTCTGAGAGAAAGCCCAAGTATTTTGCTGGACTGGCAATAAGCGAAGTCACCGGGAACCAGGTTTCAAGGTTTGAACCGCTGTCCGCTGCTACTAAAGTATATAAGAATGAGAAAGGTGCGAAAATAGGCGCGCGCATGGCGGACAAGTACTATGAAAGTCCGTTCATTACCCCGGTGTTCGTTGAGTACGCGGAGTTTGATGTGCCGGAAGAACCGCTGAAGCCCTTAACCCCTGCTCCGAAGGAGCCGCCGGCGCGCACTCCTTTGTCGGCTGTCCCTGAAAGCGAACTTGGTGGTTGGATTGCGCTGGACAAGCTTTGCGGCAACTATCCGCTGATGCTGCGGAAAAAGGTCGGCACCATTTTTCGTTTTGCAATCGCTTTCAACGAAAAGGATATCCGTTACTTGCCTGCCGAAGAAATCTTCGCCTGGACGCGGTACTTTGAGGAATGCACCAGCTTCGTGGTTGGCAGGATCCGCAATCGCCGCATAGCCGAGGGCAAGGACCCGGACGGCGCTGACGACTGGAAGAAAGGCGTTACATAATGGCTGTTCAGATATGCCCTATATGCAAGAAGGGCGAAGACCATGAAGTTGGTTCATGGGTAAGATGTCCGCGATTTGCAGCGCCTGTATGCATGGAGCACTGCAACGAGTGCAGGTTTTTCAGCGGATACGAAACATCGGTAGTTCACTGCTACTTTGGCAGCAAGGACGAGCCGAACACAAAAAAAATAAAGCCTTGAGCAAAGACTCAAGGCTGAAACAAAACAGGGAAATGAATTAAAAATATCCTACTTAAATTATACATCATTTCCCTTTAAAAGTCAATAGGGAGTTTTCAAAAAAAGCGGCGGTAGAGCCGCTTTGACGGCCTTGTAATGAGTATTAACTTTTCGGACATTTCATTCTTCAAGCGGAAAACTCCCTCGACAGTCAGGGGGGAATGATAGTGCGACGGAACTTTATCCGGGAAAAGGCATTCGACGCTCGGAACAGTCGATACAAAGAGGTGGAGCTTTTCGAGTATTCGGAGGAGGAGCAGGAAGCAGTAAGGCAGAGGAGGAAAACACGCACCAGGGCTTCTCCTCCTAAAATCAAGAGCCTTAATGATAAGAACAGCAGAAAGCACTTCCGATGGCTCTTGTTCAACAACTTTGTCGAGGGTGATTATCTTGTTTCACTGACCTTTGACAACGAGCACATACAAAAGAGCATTCCTGAACGTAAGAGGGAATTTACCAATTACATAAAGTGCTTAAGGCGTTTATATGTTAAGAACGGTCTTGAATTAAGATACCTATACGTGATTGAAGGTGTGAACGACGAAGCGCGCTTCCATTATCACCTGGTTATCAATAGCGGGAACGGTAAAGTTACAAGAGATGAGGTTGAGCGGCTGTGGAAGTGTGGCGAACATACGAACAGCAAGCGTTTGCAGCTAGACAGTGATGGTACCTTTACCTCTCTTGCAGTCTACTTGATGAAATCCAAGGATACAAAGAAGAAATGGGAACGCAGCTGGAATGGTTCGCATAACCTCAAGCGTCCAGAAATCACCACCGATGACAACAAGGTATCAAGAAAGACCATGCGGAAGATCCAAGACGCTGCACGAAACGACGAGGTCAGAGTGATCATGAGCAAGGTATATCCGAAGTTCAAGGTCATTGATTATGAGATTGGTCAAAACCCTGTCACAGGTCGGGATTATGCAAGATTCAGAATGATCAGGCTCGAGTAGAGCCAGATACAAGCGAACTCAGCAGTAATGCGGGTTCAGGCAACAAAACAGGTCAATTACCCCGGACATGAGCGGCGCAAAGCCCAAAAAGCCGCGCGAAATCAATCGGGGTGCTATATAGGAGGAATTTTATGAACAGCGAAACACTTAAGCAGCTCGGAGAACCGAGCAACGATATGGAGCGTGAGATATTTGAGTATCTCACTGCTTGCAGTGACCCAGAACTTGATACGCGAATTCTTGAAAAGAAACTCAGCTTAGAGGGGTGTTTAGAGTTTTGCTTCAAGAAAGGCAAGGCTAATGAGGTGAAGGTCAAGAATTACGGTGTATCCAAGATATCAGAAGAGCAGCATTGGAAGTGGGTTCGTGGATATTTCGGCATAAAAGAAGAAAGTGTGTCAGCAGGAAAGCCGCTGCCGATCCCTGTGCAGATGAGCGCAAAGAAACCTGTCATCAGCTTTGATGACCTTCTTTAAGGTGGTGCTGGTATGATAGCATACAAGGAACTGTCGGGAACGATGTTCACCGAGAACATCACCTTCAAAATGAAAGCATCAAAGTCAAGATATAGCAGGAACTATGAATCAACAGGTGTGTATACTGCTAAAACGGTATTCACTAAAAAGCATACTTGCGTCTTATCCGTATGCCTCTATTTGCCCACTGAAAAAGAAAACGAATGGACGCTGGGAGAGAGGCATTTTCTTACCGAGAACGGGGAAATGGCAAGCGAGGCGTACCTCGGTGATGGCGCATTCAAGCGTGGTGAGTTCAAGATAGGCAATGGAAATGTTTCGACACGATGGGGCTACAATTGGTATTGCAGTTTTTCATGGAATTTACGGAGCGGTTTCGCAGACGCATATGCGTTTCCATATGGTGATGCAGATAAGACAATAGGAGATTTCCTGAAACGGTTTGACGCTTTTGCAGGATATGATGTACATAATTCCGACTTCAATCCAAAAAGTATGTTAAGCTGGTTAGCGGATTATCAGGTTGATTTCTTCAACGATAAAATCAAGAAAGCCACGCAGCGCCGCAATGCTAGGGTTAGGGATCTTATGTATCCATATTCTGACACCCCCGAGGATATGAAGAAATGGATATTCACCGAGCGGCTCAAATTGGCTCCGTGGTTTTACAGCTATTCCCACAAGCATACTCAGAAGGGCAAGTGCTCTGTATGCAAGAACGAATCGCAATTGGACGGAGTTAGGGATTATGCCAAAAGAATATGTCCTGTGTGCGGAGCAGAAATTCAGTGTATTAATATACGCGCAAAACGTTATACAGCATATTGCGCCAAGAAGATAGACTGGGCGAACAGCTGTGACACTGTGTATCATCAGATATTATCGGATGGTAAGTTCCTTAGCCGATACTTCTTTTCTATAACACGCTATGAGTATGACATTGACACCGGCGAAATAAACAGAAAAGATGAATTAACCGAATACCGCCGTGATTTTTGGGAAATTGTTCGTGAACAGCAAATTGCAGCGCTTGACTCGGTTTATGAAAAGAGAGCTGAATGGGAGAAAGTTAGTCGGAGATCTATTCGGTATGTTAAGCTCGGAGCATGCTGGCCGGGAAATCTCGTTGAACTGGTGCACGCAACTGGGATACCAACTATACAGAACATGGACATTGCCCCTCTCTGTGCAAAGTGGGACAGGCACATCATTGAATTGCTGAATGGCTTGAAAACGGCTCCCGTTGTAGAAAACCTTGGTAAAGAGGGTTTACATAGTCTTGCAGAGTCAATTATTTATGGTTATGGCGCTGCGGACGGGCTTGGAGTATGCTCTTCAAACAAGCCGTATAAATACCTCGGAGTGAGCAAAACAATTCTTCCTTTTTTCGCTGAAATTGATGTTTCTGTTTTTCAGGTAAAAGTGTGGAGAGAACTTGGACTGACGGAAAAAGACATTAAGGCATTTTGTAAGCTTTGTAACGAATGCGCTGAGCATTTAAGCGAGGTTTCAAAGATTATGCTTAAATATCGGTTGCCCATTGTTCGTCTTAGCAACTATCTTGAAAAGCAGCGGACAAAAATGCACCGTAAATCCAGTGTAGATGTTTTCTTCATAGATTATGTCGTGGCAGCAGAGAAGCTTGGATTTGACCTTATGGGCAATCGCGAATTATTCTTTCCGCAGGACATAAAGAAGGAGCATGACAGGTGCAATGACTTGGTGTTCATTAAGGAATCTACGGTTCAGAATGAACATTTGCAGAGAAGAACGAAACTGCTTGAGCGGCTTTCATACAAGGATAAGAAGTTTATTATTCGACCGCTGAGGACAATACAGGACTTTGTCAACGAAAGCAATAAGCTGGATCATTGCGTAAAGACTTATACTAAGCGGTGTGTTGAAGGAACTGCAAACATTTTCGGGCTTAGGAAAATTGATGAACCAGATGAACCGTATTTTACTGTAAATATAAGCAGCGACGGTAGGCTCATTGAAAATCACGGTCTTCACAACGTCTTGCCGACTTCAGAGGTCAAAGCCTTTGTTGATAAGTGGCTTAAGGTTGTAACTAAACGGTTGGAAAAGGAACCGATTGATGCATCCGAGAAGGAAGAAACCACACAGAATATACGAATAGGAGCGTAACACATGAAAACATGCCAGTATTACAAGGGCACCGAGCAAGTCGGTGCTGATTCGACAAGAATCCTCTGCTCATACATGGCGAGCGGCGGAAAAGTTTTCAAGAACAATGACCCGGAAAGTGCGGCTCTGATACAGTGCTGCTGGCACGCTGAGAAAGCGGAAAAGGAGTGTCCGCTTTGGAACGTTGAAACGGCGGACACCATTCTGGACAAGCCGGATGCAGTTTCGAATGACGAGGACGAAGATGTTGACGGAATCGAATTCAGCGAAGGTGAAAAGCTTCAGATGCTTGCGGACGGATTCTGCAAGATGAGTAAGACGTGCCCCTACTACTCCAGCGAATATGGAAAGGCCGAGGTGAACTATCTCGGCGCTATGGAATTCGAATGTGAACACACCAAGATGATATTCGCAGAGGAAAGCAAAGCCGGCGAATGGCTTGAAAGATGTTGCTCGGCACCGGAAAATTGCTATCACTACCGTAAGGCTAAAGAAGAGGAGGGACAGCCAGTGGAACAGCAGACATTCACGACGGAAATTACTGAAAAGACAGATACAATGCCAACTGAACGTCAGAACAGAGCGGCGCAGCTTACGCAGCGGATCATGGCCAATGGCAAGATAGCCGCAAGCTCCATGATAGAGATGGGGCGTGATCTCAAGACAGTCCGTGACGAGCGGCTCTTCACTGAGATGGGGTATGAGAATTTCGAGGAGTACTGCGAAAAGAAGATAGGCATAGGCAAGCGCCATGGCTATAACTTTATACAGATTTACGAGAAATTCGGCGAGGAAAAGCTGGGACAGCTTCAGCAGCTCGGTATTACCAAGCTGCTTGAAATTGCGAAACTGGACGACGAGGACGCCGATGACCTCATGCAGAATAACGATGTGAATGCCCTTTCAGTACGCGAACTCAGTGCAAAGGTGGACGAATACCGCAACAAATTCGAGCAGTTGACCTTGCAGCTCGAGGAAGAAAAGAGCAAAAACGCCGAAAGCGACTCCCTTGAATCGCAGGTTGAAGAACTTAGGAAGCAGCTTGAAGCTGCACGTCAGGCTAACGAGAACATGAAGTCAGGCGCACATAATGCGGAAAAGCACTTTGAAGAGCAGAAAGCAGCCTTGCTTAAGGAAAAGGAAGCGCTTTCAGAGCAGATCAGGGAGCTTGAAAGCCGACCGACTGAAAAGACAGAAATCTCCGAGGAAGAACGGAACGCACTCATTCAGCAGGGACGCGATGAAATGTGTAAAGAAAAAGACGAGGACTGGAGCAACG